TTTAGAGTTCCCTCAATCTTAACCAAGGTATCAACCTCAGTTGTCGCTTGCGGTCGATTGTATTGCAATTGCCATCCAGTCTTTAGTTCCAAGCTTGACAACTCTACACTTGATTCTAGCTGTACAAACAACATCTGCTGTATTGATAGCAGTAGCGTCATTTCCAGCAACTAGGTAAAGAGAATCATTGACAACCATAAATGCTTCAGACAAAGCAGCAGGGCCGAAGTTATCCGGATATAGGTCCGCTACATGGGTTGCAATAGAATTGGTAAAATCTATGTTCATTGCACCACTTGCAATAAGACTTTGATTATCAGCTCTAACAAATGAAGAACTAGGATTTAGATCTGTTAGTTGAGAAGACAAAGCACCATTGCTGGCAACCATTCCGGCTACTTCTTGGCCAAAGTCTGCTCCTGCTTGCCAAATAAAATCAACTGTTTCAATTGCCACTGCTTGACCAGTAGCCACGTTAACGTAAGCACCTAGGTCAATTGTCCCTTGTATTCGTCCGCCAGCCGCTGTATTTGCTGGTAATGTTACTGTCTCGGTTAAATAAAAACTGCCTGTTTTTGCTGTAGCCATACTTACTTGGGGCTGCCGACCGCCTATAAACATCACTTCAATCTTCTAAATCAGACAAAAAGTGTGGACGTACTTATTACCACCACTTCCCCTCCTCCACCCGTTTCTAACTAGCCATACTATTTTACTATGTAAGTCAAATTTTTACAGTGTATATATATACAATAACTATCTAGCCACTAACATGGAATGTGGTTTTTACGGCAACTTTGACTGGGTAACTAAGGATATACAGATTGGATGGGTATATGATTGGGGTGAATGTAGTGATGGAATAACGTATTTACAAGGTCCTTGGTGGCATTGCATTCAGTGTTCTGGTATATTTTACAGCACTACGTTATGTATGTGTGACAATTGTAATCCATTTAGTGGATATTGCAGGGGGTGCCACCCTAAATGAAGCGCCATAAGATGGTTAATCTATGTCCAACGTCGTTTGAGATTGCTTCACAATTACCAAACTTTAGTAAATGGGTTAGATCTAAGTTAATAGAGCTAGATGAACGTAATACTTTCAAGGTTGAATATCACATGTGGTGTCCAGATCATCCTTCATACGTTAGAAAGTCCGAGGTTGTACCGCGCTTTGGTGTGCATTGCACAACTTGTAACTTACAAATGGAAGGAAAGTGGGTTCAAGCATGATGTGTACGTGCGCGATATGTGGTTTCACTGGAGAAGTCTTTGATTATCATCTGTGGAGAACTACTGATAGACGTTATCCACAACTATGGATTTGTGATATTTGTTACGTTAATCTATAATGCCTAACGGATCTGTTACAATAAAAAACTTAGAAAGTGCTTTGCTTGTTTCATATAACCTACCAGCCGGTGTCAATTTTCTAATTGGCAATGGTATAGTAGGTAGACTGTCAATAGCATCTAAGGCTCTTTGTGTGGCTGTTGGTCCTGTAGTTCTTTCAACTTGTTTACTTGTACGTACAGGAGTAATAGATTGAACTCTTTCCTGTATTAATGGTGTAATTACCTGCTCAAATATAATTGGCCTATCTAAAAGATCCTTAGAACTTTGTAACTCTAACCATTCTAAAGCAGATAAATCCATCATTATCAAACCTGATTAGCAAGTTCGTAGGATCTCTTGAGCCTCATCATGTATTCAAGTTCTGGTTCTTCCACAGTAAATGCATCAAGTATAACTCTCATAGGTGGTAACGTTACGGATTGAATACCATTGCCTAAACTATCACCGGGTACAGGTGCATACATAACGCGATAACAATAAAGACAATCTGCGGCTGTTGGTTCTAAACTAGAAAAATAGTTATCAATTACTGGAACCATGGTAGCGGTACCAGTTGAACTAAAGGCACCTGAGCCAACAACAGAATTAGCATAGTGTATTTTGTATGATCCGTGAATAATATGCTCTCGATTAAAGTTACCCCAATCCAATCCTGAAAGACCATAGTTAGTAAAACCGGGACTTCCGATAACTGAAGCAATTAATTGGTCATCATTGAATGGTACAGAACTAATTAATACAGTTTCTACAACAAAATCTTTACTTCCATCATATGATTTCTGCCATTCAATAAATTCTGAACCACCTTTTTGTTCAAAGGACCTTCTGAAACCTACTGTTAAATCGGATTGTACGTATCCACTTAGATCTAGTTTAGATTCAGCAACCCATAACCTAGTACCACTAATGGCTCTAACGTCTGTCACTGGACTAAGATCATAGTTTGTTGTCCCATCATTTGCTAATAATAACCACGGAAATTCTACAGTCAATTGTCTATCCATTATTTCTTGCCTCCTTTCTTCTTTGGTTTAGTTTTAGGTTTAGCTTCAGCAAGCATAGCCAAGACACTTTTCATAGGACTCATTTTTTAGACCTCTTGAATGCTTTAGACATAGCCGCTAAATCTAGTCTTCCTTTTTTTGGTCCTCTTTTGAACTTGATGTGGTTAGTTCTGTTCTTAATGTAACGCTGCCATTGCGATAGTTTACGTCGAGTCTTCTTAACCGCCGGCTTAACTGCTTCAACGGTTTCAACAACAGAAGTAGTAGCGCGCTCAACATCGCCAAGTAATGCTCTAAGTTCATTTAGAGTTCCCTCAATCTTAACCAAGGTATCAACCTCAGTTGTCGCTTGCGGTCGATTGTATTGCAATTGCCATCCAGTCTTTAGTTCCAAGCTTGACAACTCTACACTTGATTCTAGCTGT